AAAGAATTCGTTAGTGTACAACCAATGAACTTACCTTCTGGTCTTGTATTCTATCTTGACTTCAAATATGCTAATGCTATTAGACCATTTAAAGCTGGTGATTCTCTCTACAGTGCTAATCCAAACACAAATGTAACTGATTTCGCTAGCACTGCTTCTTTATATGGTGCTGGTCGTTTTGGTTATTCTATTAACCAATACACTGCTTCCGTTACTAATGCAGGAACTGGATCTGCTACTTGGGCTGATTTTAACTTTGATTCTAACTATTCTGCTTCTGCAGCTTCTAGTCAGTACAAAAAAGTTTTAGTTCCATTACCTTCTAACTATGATGTGAATGGTGTTCGTGCTTTTGTATTTACTTCCGCTTCAACTATTGCTGCTACTGATGTATTACAAGCATTTACTACTGTAACTAATAATACAGCTTCTTTCATTGTTACTGGTTCATTAATTGCCGCTAATATGTCTCCAACCGCTGCTACTGTAACATTATTCTATGATGTTCAGCCAGCTCCAGACGCTCGTGGTGATTTCGAAGATGGTAAGTCTAAAACAAATGCTCCTACCACTATCGATATTCCTTCTATCGACGTTCAGTTGAAATCTGAAGCTATCGTTGCTAAAACTCGCAAGTTAAAAGCACAATGGACTCCAGAATTCGCTCAGGACTTGAATGCTTATCATTCAATTGATGCTGAAGCTGAATTAACTGGTATCCTTTCTCAATACATTTCTATGGAAATCGATCTCGAAATCCTTGATATGTTAATCCAGAATGCTTACACTGTTGATTATTGGAGTGCTGTTAACAACCAATCTATCTCTTCTGCTGGTCAATCTGCTACTAGCTTAGGTTACTACAACACCCAAGGTGGTTGGTTCCAAACTTTAGGTACTAAATTACAGAAAGTTTCTAACACAATCCATCAGTTAACTTTACGTGGTGGTGCTAACTTCCTCGTATGTTCTCCTTCTGTTGCAACTATCCTTGAATCTATTCCTGGATTTGCTTCTGATGGTGATGGCGAGAAAATGGAATTCAACTTCGGTATCCAGAAAGTTGGTTCTTTGAATAGCCGCTACAAAGTATACAAGAACCCATACATGACTGAGAACGTAATCCTTATGGGTTACAAAGGTGCTCAGTTCCTTGAGTGCGGTGCTGTATTCGCTCCATATGTTCCATTGATCATGACTCCACTTCTTTACGATCCTAACACCTTCACTCCTAGAAAAGGTTTGATGACTCGTTACGCGAAGAAGATGATCCGTCCTGACTACTATGGTAAGGTATATGTTGCTGGTTTGAATACCCTCTAATCCAACATATAATCTAACCCCGTAAGGTTAGTAAAAGAACCCGAGCGCAAGCTCGGGTTTCTTTTTTATATTTATAGCAAACGTGTTGCATGACTGAAAACCTTCCCAAAAAGAAGAGCTTCAAAAATCCGATTAAATTTGCGGTTACTCTCAACGAAGAGCAGAAAGAAGCTAAAGCAATTGTTCTCCAAAACAAAATTACAGTATTAAAAGGCAGTGCAGGTAGTGGTAAATCAATGTTAGCAGCACAGGTTGCTCTTGATTTATTATTTCGCCATGAAGTAGAGAAAGTAATACTTACTCGCCCTGCTGTAACATCAGGAGAAGAAATTGGCTACCTACCAGGTGATAAAGATGCCAAATTAGCCCCCTACACAGCAGCCATTTATGACAACATGTATCGATTATATAATAAAGAAAAAATCGATAAAGAAATAATGGAGGGACATATTGAAGTTATTCCATTAGCGTTCATGCGTGGTCGTAACCTAACTAATTGCGCCGTAGTAGTTGATGAGGGTCAAAATATCACCCACAGACAAATGGAACTACTATTAGGAAGAATATGTGAAGGTAGTAAAATGATCATATGTGGTGATACCGCGCAGATTGACTTGAAAGACAAGAAAATGAGCGGTTTTAATTTTATATGCAATAATTTAACTAATGTTTCTGGCTTTGGAGTAGTAACACTTAAAACAAATCACCGCGATCCAATCGTGGAGGATATATTAAAGGTATACGGCGATCATCGAGATTAAGTATATTTATACGTGTTAAATACTACTTAAATAATGGGCGCTAAAGCAATCAATCTAAAAAGACTGTGGGATGAATATTACGGTGATACATCGTATTTAAATCCTGTCAAATGTAATACACCATTTGAATATTACGACAACGATCCTGAATTCGTTCGTGATGCTAAAAGTTGTGCTCGTTTTGTTGCACAACGTTTAGGTGCAGGTGGTTTAAGTAATACACAACTTAATATTTCTGACCTAACTGTGTATGCTGCTTTTGAAGAAGCAGTTACTACTTACGGCAATTTAGTTTATCAATATAAAATCAGAGATCAATATCTTAACATTGAAGGATCTCCATCAGCTCAGTTTAATAATGCTACAGTTACTTATGTCAACAGCATAGATATAAACTCCCCAGTGTTCTGGTCGTTACCTGGAATAGCAACCCAAGCTGATATTGAATATAATACAACCTTCTCCCAGCTAGTTGATGATGGAGACATGTATGTAATTTCAGCTTCAGTTTCTGACTTTATATTACTTAACCAAGACTATATAAAATCAGTTACCTTTGCTACTGAATATCATGATCTTGTTTCAGGAAATACAATTGATTTAAGTGCTTTTGTCTACAATCAATTAAATAGATTAGGTGGTCCTAGAGTAAATGGGGTGATTACCCCTGGGGAAGAATATGTGTATATCTTTGTTTCAGATTATAATATAGCTGGTGGATCTCCTATATTTGGAGGTAATACTATTCCAACAATTTATATTCAAGATAGTTTAGAACCTGAATTAAATAATAAGATACTAAGTAATAATCTTGCTACATTAACTACTACTATTGCTGAAGATTATGCTTCTGAAGCAGGAGTAGGAGGACATTTTAATGTAATTAGTGGTACTTTACAAATGACAGCTGGTGTTCAAGATTACGATTTAAATACATGGGCATCAGCTTCTGCATCTTTAAACCCTGGTGATAGAATTGAAATTAGAAGAATATTTTATGAAGAACCACCTGCAATCGTTCGTTACTTTGACCCATATGCAGGTACAGGTACTGGTATACAATCATTACTTGAGACTTTTGGATTTGGTCAATTTTCTCCTGGTATTAATTTCTTATTAATGCCAATTCATTTTGATGTTCAAAAAATTCAAGCAATTGAATTTAATGACCAAATAAGAAAATCAGCTTATTCATTTAATTTAGTAAATAATAAATTAAAGATATTTCCAATTCCTACTTTTGATAAAAAATTATTTTTTGAATATGTAAAAATTAGTGATAAATTTAGTGTTATTAAGGACACTAGAAATAATGTTGTAACAGATATTATGAATGTTCCTTATCGTAATCCAATTTATTCTAAAATTAATACTGTAGGTAGAACTTGGATTTTTAAATACACCTTAGCATTATGTCGTGAAATTGAAGCACATATTCGTATTCAATTTGCAAACGTAAACGTACAAGGTGTAGGTTCACTTCAAGGATCTGAATTAGTAGCTGATTCTAGAACTGAAAAAGAAAATTTAATTACTGAATTGAAAGAAATGTTGAATGAAACATCACGTAAGGGTCAATTAGAACGTAAACAACAAGAATCTCAATTCCAACGTGATACATTACAACAAATTCCTTTACCAATTTATGTTTTTTAATGAAACAATTTAGAGGAATACAGAAATATCTTAACCTAGCAGATTGTGCATTAGCAGATTTTCCTGATAATGCTCCAACAGCTTCTATTCCTAAACCGGGTACCCCTTCAACTCCACCTCAGCCTCCAGTAGGTAGTGGAGGAATAGGTGGTGGACCTAATACCTATCCTGATGAAGCAGCTGATGCTGCAATTAAGTTTTCCAATCAAAAAGTTGGATATTTTAAAATAGATTTATATAAGACTAAAGTAAATATGTATGGTGAATCAACAGAAAAGTGGTATTATCCTCCTGTTGAAGTAAGGTGTTTAATTGATAGAGGTGAATTTGCTTATACTGACACTGAATTTGGTCCTGATATAAATCAAACTATAAAAGTTACTATATCAAAAATAGCATTAGTAGAATTAAATTTTACTCCTGAAGTAGGTGATATAATAACAGACCAAGAAAAATATTATGAAGTATTTACTGTAGATAGATCGTTTATAACAATACCTGGAGGAACAGGAGCTGGATCTTCCCTAGGAACCCCAGGACAAATTGTATTATTTACTTTAAGTGCTCATTTAACAAGAACAAGTAAACTTAATTTAATTCAATATAGCTAATGGGATTATTAGGTAAAATACTATTAAACGAAGGTATCACAATTTTTAGATGTGATGTGTTAATTAAAACAGCTGCTGATCAAAATAAGGTAGAAGTTTATAATGAGATTAGAGCATTAAGTGGTGTAGTTGTTGTTACTATTGAACAAAGTGACTTTTTAGATGCTAAAGCAACTGATAAATATGAATATTCTTTACTTAAAATAAAGTATATTGGTAGAGGAGATGCAAAAACATCAATTAAAGAAATTGGTATAGATGCTGTAACTAAAAACAGAGTTCCTGGTTTATTACAATTTATACCTAGATATCCAACAATTATTAAAGTAGGATCATATTAATTTATATAAGATGAAATTAGTAGACATTTTAAAAGAATTAGAAAAACCAAAACAAATTTACGCTGATAAACCAACAGGTAGAGAACTTACTATTGCTGATTTAACTCCTGAAGAGCGTGATGAACTATTTAAAAAAGGATCTATCATGGTAAAAATGCCTGCTGATCCTAATCGTCCTGAAATTACTAGTGCTTCTCAGGTAATTAATTTACCTAAGATGGATCAAGTAAAGAGAGATGTAATTCAAAATAAAAGAGAATTTGATGTATTTCTTTATTCACCAGATCCTGATATTAAAGCAATAGCAAAAGAAATAAATAATATCCATAATAAATTATTCAGAGCATTAACTGCTCTTGATAAATTAATCGATCTTAAAAGAAGAGGTAGAGTATAATGAGAGATAGAAAACCAATACCAAAAAACCAAGCAGAAATAGTACAAGATACTATTAATCCTTACCTTAACCAGGGAAAACCAGTTAGTCAAAATGTGTTCACTCACCGTGATAATAGAGCATTAAATACTACTCGTAAAACTGATAAGATAAAGGATATTGCAATTGGTTTAGAAGATATTGACTATGCTCTGATGTATTATTTTCAAAATATTATTAAACCAACAGTTATACAAGATGGAAATAGAATAGCTGTTTCTATTATGTATGGTTCACCTGAACGTTGGCAATCTGTTCAGGCAGATGGATATTATAGAGATACTAATGGAAAGGCTGTTTTTCCTCTTATAATGTTTAAAAGAAATAATGTTGAAAAAAACAGATCATTAGGAAATAAAATAGATGGTAATTTAGCTTCTTTATTCCAAACATTCGAAACTAAATATAATCAAAGAAACCAATATGATCAATTTTCTGTTTTAACAAATAGAGTACCATCAAAACAATATTATGTTTCTGTAGTTCCTGATTATGTTACTATAACATATGACTGTGTTTTATTAACAAATTATGTTGAACAAAATAATAAATTAATTGAGGCAATTGAATATGCTTCTGATTCATATTGGGGTGATGCTAATAGATGGCAGTTTAGAACATCATTAGATACTTTTGGTGTAACAAATATTATTAATACTGGTGAAGACAGAGTATCATCTACTACTGTTAGTTTAAAAGTAAATGGATATCTAATAGCTGACTCTATTAACCAGCACTTATCAGACACTAACCTTCATTATTCCCCAGCTCAAATCAAATTTACACTTGAAACTGACAGCAGCTCAGAAATATTAACAGCAGGAGGAAAACCAGCACCAAAAACAGCTATGGGTGGAGCTTCATTTGCTGATTCTTACAATGTAAATATTAATTCTCAAATATCTATTCCTGAGGAAATATCTAATTATTTATTAGCAAACAAAACATCATATGCTAGTGTTGTAACAACAAACACAGCAACATTTAATATATCTTTCCTTACAGCCCCCTCACCTTTACCAGCTACTGATAAAAATAGTTTTACATATTTTGTAAATGGTCAATTAGTAGACATTAATTCCGTAACTGATTTTACTGATAATGGAGACGGAACTTGCACATTAACAATAGATACAGGTCAATTACAATATACTTTAGTTTCTACTGATCAAGTTATAGCAATAGGTAAATTCCAATAAAATGGCACGATTAAGAATAGAACAACTATTATCTAATATGACCTATGATACTGGGTCAAACCAACTTACTATTAGTGGCAGTAATAATGCCCTAATTATATCGGGTTCTGTAATTGTTACTTCAACTTCAACTACAACTGGTTCTCTTACTATCCAAGATGTTGATACATTTGGTGACAGTGGTAGTTTCTTTACGCTAGATTTAGGCGATTATTAATATTTATTAGTAGCTATATATATAGCTTTTCACCATTAGTATATACTAAAAATTAAATGGCTAATCAATATTTAAAATTACGCCGTAGTAGCGTTCCTGGCAAAACACCTGATACAGGTTCTCTTGATTTTGGCGAAATAGCTCTTAATACATACGACGGTCTGGCTTTTATGAAAAAGTCAGGATCTAATGGTGAAGAAATTGTTACAATTGGCTCTACAATAGGCTCATTCTCAGGTTCATTTACTGGTTCACTTCAAGGTACAGCAAGTTGGGCAATTAATGCTTTAACTGCTTCTTATGTGTCTAATTTGCCTGTTATAGATAATTCTAGAATTGTAACAGGTAGCATTACGGCTAGTGTTGGTGTTGAATTTGATAAAGCTTTTAAAGTAGAAAACAATATCCCCGATCCTTCAGGTAATACTACTTTATTACTTATTAATCAGAGTGGTAGTGTAGCTATTAATACCGGCTCTTTTGACCCAAATAATCCAGAAACATTATTAATTATATCTCATGATGATACAACATATAATTTAATTGTTGGTAGAAGTAATACTGACAATTATTCTCAATTTAATATTAAAAATCAAAGTAGTGGATCATTAGCTTCATCTGATATTGTTGCTACAAACGATATAGGAAATGAGGACGATTACTACGTTGATTTAGGTATTAATAGTAGTACTTATGATAATCCATTTTTTGTAGGTAGCGCTAATGATGCTTATTTATATTCAAAAGCAGATGATTTTTATATTGGTAATGCAAAAACAAGCCAAAAACTAGTTTTATTTAATGGTGGATCTGATGCATTAACTAACGCAAAATTAGTTCTTTTAGATAATAATCAACATGAATTAACAGGTTCTATTAATATAACTGGAGATATATATACTCCATCTATTTCCCAAAACCTTTCTCTTTCTGAATCAATAGTTGCTGTAGATACAACTACTGGATTATTCCAATATACCAATAATATATCTTCTGCTTCTTTTGCATTAACAGCATCATCAGCAGATGATTTTACTGTTAGAGGTACTTTAACAGCACAAACAATTCATGCTCAAACAATTACATCTTCTACTGAATATGTAACCGGATCAACTATATTTGGTTCTTTATTAACAGATACCCATCAGTTTACCGGATCAGTAGATATAACTGGTTCTTTAATTATAAATGGTACCTCTTATACTGCTGCTACTAGTGGAACTAGTGGTACAGCCGGATCAGCAGGTACAAGCGGAACTGCTGGCTCTAGTGGAACTGCCGGTTCATCTGGTTCATCTGGTACAAGTGGTTCTAGTGGTACTAGTGGTTCAAGCGGTACAGCAGGCTCTAGCGGCACTAGCGGTACCTCAGGCTCTAGTGGTACATCAGGTTCTTCAGGAACCTCAGGCTCTAGCGGCAGCTCAGGAACATCAGGTAGTTCTGGCTCCTCAGGCACATCAGGAAGTTCTGGTACATCTGGCTCATCAGGAACATCAGGTAGTTCTGGTTCCTCAGGCACTTCTGGTTCAAGTGGCACATCAGGTACAGCTGGATCAAGTGGATCTAGTGGTACTAGTGGTTCTAGTGGTACCTCAGGTTCTAGTGGCACTAGTGGCTCTTCAGGCACCTCTGGCATTTCAGGTACATCTGGTTTAAGTGGTTCATCTGGTACTTCTGGATCTTCTGGCTCAAGTGGTACTAGTGGCACCTCAGGGACTGGTTTTGACACAATTAATTCTCCTAGTCAAGGCAGAATACTACTATCAGATGGTACTACAAACGCGGCTACTGCTTCTTCCGCTTTAATTTATAATAATAACAACTTTAATATATCAGGAAGTACTACTATTACAGGATCATTAACTGTAACTGATACAATTACTGCTCAAACATTAGTTGTACAAACTATTACTTCATCTGTTGAATTTATAACTGGTTCTACTCGATTTGGTAGTTTACTTTCTAATACTCATCAATTTACAGGCAGTGTTAGTATAACTGGTAGCCTATCAGTTAAAGACCTATCATTAAATAATTTAGCTACATTTGTTGTTGTTGACCAAACAACAGGACAATTATATTATAATACAGCAGGAGCTGCTGGATCCTCAGGCACAAGCGGTACAACAGGTACTAGTGGAACTTCAGGTACTTCTGGTGAAAATGGAACTAATGGTACCTCTGGAACAAGTGGCACAAGTGGTATCAATGGTTCCTCAGGCACAAGCGGTACTGCAGGCACCTCAGGCACAAGCGGTACTGGATTTAATACCATCAATAATCCTGCTCAAGGCAGAGTATTATTATCAGATGGTAGTATAAATGCAGCAACAGCATCTGCTAATTTAACCTATAGTGGAAGTGCTTTATATATAACAGGGTCTGTATACATTTCAGGATCATTAAATTACACATCAGGATCTTTAAATAATGTAAACTATATTGATTTTAATTTAAATCCAGGAGTAGCTAGTGCAATTGGAAGATTAAAATTTGATTCTGGAGAAGGTACTTTACAACTTGGTTTAGTAGGTGGTAATGTTATTGCTAACATAGGCGAAGATTTATTCCAATATGTTTATAACAATACAGGAACTTCCCTAACAAAAGGCCAAGTTGTTTATATCTCTGGATCACAGGGTAATAGAATAGCAGTAAAACTGGCCTCAGCAGCTGCTGAACAAGGCTCAGCTAATACACTTGGTTTTGTTGCTGAAACAATAGCAGCCGGTAATGAAGGTTGGGTACAAACGGAAGGCACCTTAAGAGGATTAGATACAACTGGATTAATAGGAGGAAAACTAATATTCCTAAGCAGCTCAGCTGGTCAATACACTCAAACTCCTCCTGTAGCACCAAATCATGGTGTAAGATTAGGATATGCCGAAAGAATAGATAATAATGTAGGTTCAATCTATATTAAGATAGATAATGGGTATGAATTAGGTGAATTACATGATGTGGTAGATAGTACAACTACTTCTTCATATGGTGATTTATTTATTAAGAACGGTAATGTTTGGATTAATTCAAAACAATTAACTGGCTCTTATGGGCTTACAGGTTCGTTAACAGCAACTACAATTAATACAACCTATTTAACAGCTAGTGGAAATAATTACCCAACTAATCCGGGTACATCAAGTTATTTTTTACAAACAGATGGTACTGGTAATTTAAGTTGGAATTATGTCAGATCAGTTTTGGAAAGTGTTAAAAATGTTGGAGCAACTACATTAATAAAAGGTACTCCTGTTTATGTAACTTCATCAGTTGGTAATACAGCCGAAGTAGTTAAAGCAGATGCTGCTAACCCTTTATTAATGCCTGCTACTTATATCTTAAATGAAACCTTAACAGCAGGCCAACAAGGTTTAGGCATAGTATTAGGATTTATAAACAATATTGACACTTCAGCATTTAACGAAAGTGATCAAGTATATGTTAATGCAGGAGGAGGCTATACAAATGTACAACCAACAGGATCTGTACTAATACAACCTTTAGGTACAGTTGTTAGAGTAGATAACACCAATGGAAGTATAATGATTTCCAATACTGGTGTTACTAATAGCTTACCTAATATCAACCCAGGTTATGCTTGGGTTGGTAATAGTGATTGGTTACCTACAGCAACTGCAACTTCATCTTTTAGACCTTATATAGATAATATAGTAACAGTAGGACTATCAGGTAGTGCTACAAACTATAATTCAATTAAGACAGCTGTAGATAGTATTACTGATGCTTCTGAAAATAATACCTACACAGTAAGAGTTTATCCTGGTATCTATATTGAAGATACAATCACAGTTCCTTCTTGGGTAGCTGTAAAAGGTGATAGCTCAATATCAACTGTAGTTTCTGCTTCTAATCCAAGCCAAAGTATATTCATAATGAGTGACCAATCTATGGTCATTGATATGCAAATACAAGGCTCAACCTACACTGGATCTTCAGCTGTATATTATTCTTCTCCAACTACACCTCAAAGAAATGCTATTGCATATGTTGAAAATGTTCGTTTTGGTACTAACTATACAAATGCAACTTGTGCTGGTTCTGGAAGTGGTAATTGTATATTACAGTGTTCTAATGTAAAATATGGTGGCTACACAGATAATACTTTACAAAAATCATTTGATATTGGTTTCCGTGTAACAGGTAGTGGGGGTAGTATTGGTAGAATGCAGTTACGTAACGTAACTTCTACTAATGGTGGTGTAGCAGGAACTGATAATAACCAAATATTTGCATTAGCAGATGCTCCTGGTTGTACGTTTATTGTTAACGGATGCTTGTTAACAAGAGCAACGGGTACTGCTAGAGGTACTGGATTTAAAGTATATAATGGAGGTTCACTTCGTTTAACAGGTGTTAACTTCCAAAGATGGATAAATGGTATATGGGCACCACAAACAGGATCTGCTCCTTCAATTGATGCTGTTGCACTTAACTTTGAAAACTGTACATATGATGTTTTAATTGAACACACAGGTTCAACTGGTAAAATATCTGGTACTGATACTTTCCTTAAAACTATTATCCCTGCTACTGCTTCTCTCTATGAAGTAGGTCAAGACCCAAGAAGAATAACTGTAGCTAAAAAAGGAGGTGATTTTACCTCTATTAGTGCCTCTGTTGCTTGGATTACAGATTCTTCAGCTGATAACAGATATATAATTGAAGTAGGCCCTGGCCAATTTACAGAGAAAACAATTGATTTAACAGGTAAACCATATGTTAGTATTGTAGGTAGTAACATTCAAACTACCCAAATCTTCCCAAGCTCATCTGCTCAACACATTATTAAGATGGGTATTAATAACGAAGTATCCTTCTTAAATTTAGCAAACGCTGGGTCTGGATACTCAGCCTTGTATATAGATGATATTGGAGATTTTGCACAAGCACATAAAATATCTATATATGATTGTGATAGAGGTATAACTGTAGATGCAAACACAACTGATACTCAATTTTATGGTGAATACATTGATATAAACGGAACCTTTAGTTATGGTGTTTATGTATCATCTAGTAATGGAGCCTCATCGTATTGTAACTTAGAAAACTATTACTTATTCCCATCAGCAAGTGCTGCTATAGGTAATTATGCTGTAGGCCCTAGCTCCAGTTTAAATCTTTATACTTCACTATTTAAAGGTGATTCTACGGCTAACTCAATAGCTGTTAAACTAGAAAACGGTTCAACATTAGAAGCATCTGGTCTAGATATACAAGATTGGGACTATGGATATGTTGTTCCTAATATAGGTAATCCTCCATTATTTAGAATAGTAGGATCAATGATTCATGATTCTTCTACTTATGATTTTGATGTACAAAAAACAGGCACAGTAGGTAGATATCAAGGGGTATCTGATCACAGTAAGATAAACAATGTAAGTGAAGAATTCTATTGGAATTTCTTAGACGATACAGACGGTGAGAATGATGTTACACGTAAATTATCTGTAACTTTTGCTGACGGTACCCATACAGATGCTACAACCCTTATCTTTAACGGCTCACCAATGGGTGTTATATCAGGAGGTGAGATAACAATCTCTAGTAGTTTAACTGTCACTACAGCTGCTGGATTTGGTTATTTACATGACCCTATTAATCCTGAAGTATTTAAAAGATATGATTGGGTAGATGGTGATATAACTTTGTCTCCTAATACAAATAACTACATCTATATTAATAGCAATGGTGTATTATCAGCAGCTGGTACAACACCTAACTTTGCACAAAATATTATATTAGGAAGAGTAGTTACAAATACTACTGGAGTAGAATTTATAGATCAAAGTCCATGGAATGCAGAACATACAGCTAATAGATTATCTAAATTTAATAGAGAAGCCCTTGGACCTGTATTTGCTGATGGCTCTATAGTTACCGAAAAATCAGGGTCTGCCTTCAGATTAGACGTAACACAAGGTAACTATTATTTCTCAGAAAATAACTTCCTACCAGCAGGTACATCATCAATTAATTTGACACAATATTATCAAAGTGCTTCAGTTTGGGCTAGATATACTTCATCTGTAGTACCAAATAATGTATATGCTTCAGGCAGTGCTTTAGTAGCAATGTCTGCTTCATATTATACCAAACATACAGTTTATTTAGTAGGTGATGGAGCTGATGAAGAATATTTCTTAGTAATTAATAACAACCAATATTCAAGTCTAGTATCTACAGAAAATGCTGATTTACCAACTATACCAACATATTTTAATGATGGTGTAGTGCCTCTCGCAGCTGTGTATGTCCAATCAGGCTCAGCTAATATAACTCAAATTCAAGATATCAGACCGATAATTGGTTTTAGAGCAGCTGGTGTAAACGCATCTTCTGTACACGGTAACCTCTTAGGTCTAAATGCTGATGATCACACACAATATCTTCGTGTTGATGGTTTTAGAGAAATGACTGGTGATCTTGGATTAGGTGGGAATGATATTTATAATGTTCTCTCATTATCAGGGTCAAGTGTTATAACTAACACTTTACAGATTAAAAACTTAACTTTAGATAATGCTCAAACTAGATTTGTAGTTACTGACACAAACGGAAATACATTTTATAGAACATCTGGTGCTGATGGGAGTAGCGGAACATCAGGAAGTTCTGGATCATCAGGCACATCGGGCTCAAGTGGTACCTCAGGCTCATCAGGTACAAGTGGATCTAGTGGCACTAGTGGCTCAAGTGGAACAACAGGTTCAAGCGGTACAAGCGGTACCTCTGGTTCAAGCGGTACTTCTGGTTCAAGTGGAACAAGTGGTATTTCTGGCACAAGTGGTACTAGTGGCTCTTCAGGCACTAGTGGTTCAAGTGGAACAACAGGTACAACAGGCACTAGTGGTACTTCCGGTACAGGCTTTAATACAATCAATAGCCCTGCTATTGGAAGAGTATTATTATCAGATGGCACAACCAATGCTGCTACTGCTTCTATTAGTATGAGCTTTGCAAGCGGTATCTTAAATGTAACTAGCTCAATAATAGCTACTAATTTTACCGGCTCATTATTAGGTACAGCTTCGTTTGCCGCTACAGCTTCATTTGCATTAAATGCAGGTGCTGCTGGATTAAGAACAAAAGCAGGATCAGTAGCACCAGGTTCTTTTGCAGGTAATCCTAGAAAAGCAACTGTAACATTTACTTCATCTTTTGCAAATGCAAATTACGCAATTGTAGTAACAGGTGAAGATTCAAGAACATGGACTATAGAAAGTAAAGTATCAGGATCATTTATTATTAATGCCAACAGTAATGTAGCATTAGCAGGAACAACATATTGGATAGCAACAGCGTATGGGGAAACTAACTAAATATTTATATTAGATTATGCCAATATTTTATACAGATTCAGGTAGTTTTAACGATTTAAGTGTTACAGGAAGTGCTTTTATAAGTAGCTCTTTAACTGTAGGAAATTCTATTACAGCACAAACTCTTGTCGTACAAACAATTACATCATCAATTGATTTTGTAACTGGATCTACTCGTTTTGGTAGTCTGTTAAGTAATACACACCAATTTACTGGATCTGTAAATATAACTGGTTCTCTCACTATAAATGGAACTTCATTTACTACTGCTACTAGTGGAACTAGCGGCACAGCCGGCTCAAGCGGTACCACAGGCACAAGTGGAACTGCTGGAAGCTCAGGTACTACAGGCTCTTCTGGTACAGCTGGTTCAAGTGGTACTACAGGCACAAGTGGCACTAGTGGCTCTACAGGTACTAGTGGTTCAAGTGGCACTAGTGGTTTTACAGGTACAAGTGGTTCAAGCGGTACAACAGGTTTAAGCGGCACGTCTGGTTCAAGTGGTACTACAGGCACAAGTGGTACTAGTGGAACCAGCGGCCAAACAGGTACTAGTGGTACATCAGGCCAAAACGGTACAAGTGGTACAAGTGGCTTATCAGGCACAAGTGGTAGCTCAGGAACCTCCGGCAATTCAGGTACAAGTGGTTCAAGCGGTACAACAGGTTCAAGCGGCACGTCTGGTCAAACTGGTTCAAGCGGTACATCTGGTCAAACTGGTTCTAGTGGTACAAGTGGTACAAGTGGACAAAGTGGTTCTAGTGGTACAAGTGGTCAAACGGGTAGTAGTGGTACTAGTGGCCAAACAGGCACAAGCGGTACTAGCGGAATAACAGGTACTAGTGGTACCAGCGGATTAACAGGCACAAGCGGTACTAGCGGATTAACAGGCACAAGCGGTACTAGCGGAATAACAGGCACAAGTGGTACATCTGGTCAGGGTACAAGCGGCACTAGCGGTCAAACAGGTACTAGTGGCACTAGCGGATTAACAGGTACTAGTGGTACTAGCGGAATAACAGGCACAAGTGGCACTAGTGGATTAACAGGCACAAGTGGCACTAGTGGATTAACAGGTACAAGCGGTACATCTGGTCAGGGTACTAGTGGTACTAGTGGCCAAGGCACAAGCGGCACCAGTGGATTAACAGGTACAAGTGGCACCAGTGGGTTAACAGGTACAAGCGGTACCTCTGGTCAAAATGGTACTAGTGGTACTAGTGGCCAAACAGGCACAAGCGGTACTAGCGGAATAACAGGCACAAGCGGTACTAGCGGAATAACAGGCACAAGCGGTACAGGCGGTACCAGTGGTCAAACGGGTAGTAGTGGTACTAGTGGTATAAGTGGTGGTTTTACTAGTTTTTCTAAATCGATTGTTATAATTAATAATAGCCTGGTTGCTCAATCCGATACTGGTTCATTTGTTGGCTGGAGAGCCCCCTTTACTTGCACTGCCAGTCTAGTAGCAGGATTTAGAGATAGTGGATCTGGTTTAGTAGTAAATGCATTTAAAAATACTGCTGCAACTGCCCTATTAGCTTCAAATCTTTCTGTTAATATAACCGGATCTTGGGTATCAAGCTCAACATTACAAAATACAAATTTTAATATAGGAGATACGCTATATTTTAATATAGTAAACTTTACTGGTTCTTTAACAGAAATAGGTGTACAGGTAGACTTTATAAAATAATTATAATTAAGTTATGGCAATATCATACTCAGGATCTTTTGCAGCAGCTAACAATAAAGTAGCAGGTACCTCTCTTTTATTTACTTCTACTAAAAATATCCCTTCAGGAAGTCTAGCAATAATATTTGTAGGAATAGACAACCCAGGAACAGGTAATAATACAAACTTTATTACTAGTGTAACAGATAATGGAGCTGCATATAACTTTTTACAAGGTAATGGATTCAATAATACAGTAAGGACTATAGCAACACAATCTGATGGTAAAATATTAGTTGGTGGTGATTTTTCTGCTTATGATGGGCAATTTATTAACTATATTGCTCGTTTACATACAAACGGGATTTTAGATACTAGTTTTACTCCACCACAAAATATAAATGGGCCTGTATTTAAAATAATTATACAACCTAATGAAACAGGATCTATTTTAACTAATGGTGTTTTTTCTGTTGGTCCTTCTCCAAATATTTCAAGAGTATCAGATGGTGGAGGTGCTACTGGAGATAGTCAAAATGCTGCTTTACTTGCTGGAGGAAGTACTGGAAGTGGTGCACTTAGCTGTACTGAAGAATTTAATGGATCTACCTGGATAAATGGAGGAAGTATGATTAATGCTAGAGGCAATCCTTCACTTACTGGTACTCAAAATGCTGCTTTAGCAGGAGGATTTGACTCCATTGTAAATCGCTTTACTGAGGAATACGATGGTACTACTTGGGCTGCTGGAGGACTTACAATTGGTGATAATATACGAGGAGGAATAGGAGGCACGGTAAATGCTGCTGTAGCACAAATAAGTTATAGTCCTACCAATATACAAGAATATGATGGTACTTCTTGGACAGCAGCAAATCCTATGAGCACTCTTAGAAATAGTTCCATAGTTGGTACTCAAAATGCCGCTTTAGCACCAGGTGGTATTCAAGATGCTACTACTCTGGCTGTAACTGCTACAGAAGAATATAATGGAACTACCTGGGCAGGTGGAGGATCCCTACCCATTAGTACATATAATAATCTATCAGTTGGAATTCAAAATAATGCTTTAACTATAGGAGGACAAAATGAATTTTCTGTTCAGCGCACTAATAGTTCTTTATATAATGGCACTGTTTGGACAACAGATTCTACTATAATTGGGAGCGGCATTGGTGGTAGTAACCAAGGATCTGGTACTAGTAATTTAGCTTTATTTGTCAATGGTGATAAGTTTCTTGCAGGTTCATGCACTGTTTTAGAATATAACGCTACAAATGTATGCCTTGACACTTCAGAAAAAATAATAGCTGCAGGATCTTTTACAGGAGGTGCTGCCCGTATGGATCTAAATGGTAATATAGATGTATCATTTAATTGTGGCTCAGCATTTAATAATACTGTATGTACCGTAATTATACAAGATGTTACAGAATATACAGCTAGTATTAATAATATATGGACAGCTGGAGGTGCTATGATTACTGCAAGACATGCCTTAGCAGGAGCTGGTACTCAAAATGCAACTGTAGCTTTTGGAGGAAATATTGTTAATACTACAGGAAGATGTACTGAAGAATACGATGGTACTACTTGGTCATCAAGTAATAATTTAATTAATGGTCTATTTTATCCTGGAGGAGCTGGTACTCAAAATGCTGCTTTAGCTTTTGGAGGGTCTTCAGGATCATTTATATTATCATGTACCGAGGAATACGATGGTACTACTTGGATAGCAGGAGGATCAATGGGAAATGCTTCAGCTTGCTTAGCAGGAGCTGGTACTCAAAATGCTGCTTTAGCTTTTGGAGGACAATCAGGATCACTTTTATCATGTACCGAGGAATACGATGGTACTACTTGGACAGCAGGAGGAAGTTTAAACACTGCTAGATGTACTTTGGCAGGAGCTGGTACTCAAAATGCTGCTTTAGCTTTTGGAGGAATTTGTACTATTTCTCCTACTATAGTCACTCCTTTCACTGAAATATATGATGGTACTACTTGGACTTTTGCAGATAGTTTAAATAATGCAAGATGGGCATTAGCAGGAGCTGGTACTCAAAATGCTGCTTTAGCTTTTGGAGGAGCTTCAGGACCAATATTATCATGTACAGAACAATATAATGGTACTGTTTGGGAAGGTAGTTTACCTTTAATTAATACAAAATATCTAACCGCTGGAGGCACTGGTACCCAAAATTGCGCTTTGTCTTTTGGAGGACTCTCAGGAACATCATTATCATGTACTGAAGAATATGGTACTTTTCAAAATACTTATACTACTAAAATTATATTTGGTGGTCTTTTTACTAGCTATAGTGGTTCTACTTCTAATGGTATTGCTCGCATTAATGGAAATGGAACATTAGATACTTCATTTAATACAGGCGCTGGTTTTAGCACTGCTGATGTAAGAAACTACCAGTTCTATAGTTCATCAACATGCTTATTAGCAGTAGGTAATTTCACCTCTTATTCAGGTTCAGCTCGTAACAGGATTGCTCTTCTTAATGCAACTAATGGTACCCTTATTCCTACTTCTTCATTTAATATAGGAGCCGGATTTAATTCTGCTGTTAACGATCTAGCTGTTCAATCTGATAATAAAATAGTAGCTGTAGGAGCCTTTACAACATATTCAGGCTCAAATGTAAATCGTATTGCACGTATTAATACTACAGGATTAATAGATTCTGGATCAACTTTCAATACAGGGGCTGGATTAAATAATACAGGAAGTGTTGTAAAATACTATACATCTGGCTCTACTGATGTTATACTAATTGGAGGTATCTTTACTACCTATTCAGGATCAACCCAAAGTGGTTCTGTTCGAATATTACCTAGTGGCTCTAGAGATACTGACTTTAATATAGGCTCTGGTTTTGGCACAACAATAGGTGCTAATGATTATTTGATTCGGCCTGATGGGAAAATAATAGCAATAGGAGGATTTACCAGATATTCATCATCCTTTACTCCTTTTCCCAATCGCATAATCCAGCTTAATCCTAATGGCTCAGTTGATGCTAATAGAATTGGAGGAACTTGGTCAAAAGTAAGAGAATATTCTTCAAATGATGCAGCGGCTGCTGGTTCTACTCTAGCAATGTTTTATTTAACCTCTTCTGGTTATGTGCCCATTGGTACTTCTTTTACTGCTTCTTTAACTAGTTCTGTTGTTGCAAAAGCAGCAAGTGGATTAATATTTAACACTGACCGGGCAGCTATTGTATACACAGGTTCAGTAACATCTTCTGCAGCTGGTGGTACTTCTCAACCTATTCGTATAAATTTAGCTAACTTAACTAGTGGCAGTGGTAACTACCTATTTATAAGAGGTATTGCATTCGAAAATGCCGATAATCAGGTTACTCTTACCCCAACTTCTCAATATAGTACTGATGTAACATCAAATGCTGGTACTCAAGGTGGAACTGCAGCTACAAACCAAAGTGTTAGGGTTGAATATAGAATATTAACTACATCTTCATATTTTTCAAATCCCACCTCGTCTGTAGCAGCTAGTAATGCATCTATTTTTTGGACATTCTATGAGACAGTAATTGCTGCTAGAGGTAGAACATATTATATTTTACTAGATTAATATTTATTATAAATAAGAATATATGCCTTATTATTATCAAGCTACTAATTGGGGTAAAGGATTTATCACCCATGCAGATAATGAATCCGCTCACATTGCAGGGTACCCTGCTGATATTTGGGTAACCGAAAATACAGCTTGGGCAGCACGTGTTAGTGCTACTGAAAAAACACAAGCAGAAGCACAAGCATTAGTTGATGCTGTTGTTGCACAAGCACAAGCAAATTGGACTGCTGAATCAGGTCAATCTTATCCTCAACCAATTGTGCTTCCTTAATTTGGAAATACAAATTTAGTTTCGTATATTTAGTTATAAAATAAGTCTGTTATGGAAGAAAATAATCAATTAGCTATTACTGAAGATCTAAAACACATTTTAGCTGTTTTAAAACCGGGTGATGCACAAGAAATTCTCCGTTTAAAGGATGAATTAGCTGATAATTGGAACAAAAAACAAATCTTTAGAACAGAAACTGAAATGCGCGTTTCAGTTCTCAATGATGGTAAATTCCCAACACCAGCAGCCAAATACTGGCAATCAGTTAGAGAAATGTCAGCACACTTTGATGCTATGATGAATCTTTCATTTGATATGAGACGCAGTGAAGTTGAGCGCCTCAAATTAGAAAAAAAAATGAAAGAAGCTGAAGAAGCAGATGATCAACTTGAAATTATGTCTCTACAAATTGATTTAGATCAGAATCTATACAATAAAGCTTGTATGGAACAAGTAGCTCACGATCGTGTTCGTGAAATTAAAACTTGGTCTAAATTAAAAACTGAATTGGATGATGGATCATTTGATACACAAGAGGTAAATACACATCAAGCAGTCAGCCTACACCATCGTTTAGCATACAGAGCTAGCGCACTAAATGAACATTCAGACCCAACTGAAGTAGCTAATGTAATGGGCCAATTACAGACAATGGAACGTTTGAAACAACAAAATGCTTTAACTCATGAACAAGTTATGGCACAAAAACAGTTACAAAATAAGCAGTAATGCAATTTATATATTCAAATCCTAAGGCTTTAGATCCTGGGTTTTGTGAAGAGGTTATAGATTTATTTGAGAAATCTCCACTAAAACATCCTGGTGCTTTTAGATATAATGAAGAAGTTGTGCAAAAGTACGACATAAAAAAATCAATGGATATTTCCTTTGATCCCTCTTTTCTACAACATCCTGATTGGGGGAAACCTCTAAGATATTTAGTTGATGTTGTTGAAGAAAATGTATCAAAATATATTTTTAAATATGAGCAAGCATTCCAAAAAATGGATAACTTTAGGCTAGATACTTTATTTAACATGCAGCGATACGAACCTGGAGAAGCCTTCTATGGTTGGCACTGTGAAAGAGCAGGCCTACTGGCTTCAGGTAGAGTGTTAGTTTGGATGGCTTATCTCAATACTGTTACTGATAATGGAGGAACCCAATTCTACTATCAAAACCATATTGAACAACCAGAACAAGGTAAATTATTAATTTGGCCTACTGATTGGACTCATACTCATAGAGGTATCCCCTCATTAACACAAACAAAATATATTTTTACTGGATGGTATACACATTATAAAAAATAGTTATGGAATTTAAGGTTTTTGAACAATTATGGTTTGCAATTCCTGTTTGGGAATGCCCTGTTTCTGGGATTGATAATGATGAAATTAAACAATACTGCTTAAAAATAAGAGAAAAAAAACCTGGTGTTGTTATTTCTAATAGAGGAGGATGGCACAGCAACGAATTACTCTTCCCAGTGCCTGAATCACTTCAAACACTAATTGATGATATGACTGTGTTTGTAAACGATGTTTGTTATCGCTATACAGGCACACAATTAAAATTTGGCAATTTATGGATTAATATTAATGGTTATCATGACTATAATTTACTCCATGATCATCAAAAAAGTGTATTATCTGGGGTGTATTATGTAGATGTACCTGATAAAAATATGGGTGATTTAGTATTGCATAGAGGAGATAATGCTGAATTCTTCTTAAAAGATGTTAATGAACCAACAATGGCAAATGCTCTTAGTTGCATTAAACAAGCCAAAACATCAACCTTTTATCTATTTCCTAGTTGGATTAAACATCATGTTGAACGTAATGAAAGCCATAAAGAAAGAATATCTGTTGCTTTTAATTTTGTTCCTTTAAATGCCTAATAAACATAATAATGGAAGGATACACTTACCAAGCAAAGAAAAAAAATAGCAATATTACTGCCTCCACCCCAGAAATATTAACAACAGAAAAATACCTAGTATGGCATATTGATGGAGGATTAGGTAAAAACATTGCCTCAACTGCCCTATGCCAAACAATAAAAGAAATCCACCCAGATAGAAAACTGATTATGGTTGTTTCTCATCCAGAATGCTTTTTAAATAACCCATTTATTGATAGAGTTTATTTCTCAGGAAGTAAATCCTATTTTTATGATGATTATATAAAAGATAAAGATACTCTATTCTTTAAACAAGAACCATACAACCAAACTGACCATATTCTGCGCAAAAAACACCTAATAAATAATTGGTGTGATATTTTAAATATACCTTATACAGGCCAACAACCACAGATATTTGTTAATATGGCTCAGAAGATGACTACTGGGTTGTGGTTGAGAAATAAACCAACAATGGTTTTACAAACCAATGGTGGTCCACTTACAGGTCAAAAATATGGTTATTCTTGGGCTAGAGACATTCCCTATGAATATTCTCAACAAATAGTAGATCAATATAAAAATGATTATCACATATTTCAAGTAACTAGACCTGATTCACAAAAACTAGATGGTGTTGAAGTAATAGATAAGGCAATGACTAATATGGAATTATTTGCTCTGATGGTCAATGCTAAAAAACGTGTATTGATTGATTCTTGTCTACAACATGCTGCGGCTGCATTTAAACTTCCATCAACTGTATTATGGATTGGTACATCACCTATTGTATTCGGATATAATATTCATAACAACATTGTAGTAAATCCTCCAAAACAAGGTGGTCTTAAATTAATTGATTCATATATGTTTGATTATAATTTAGATGGAATATTACACGAATGTCCATATATAGATGCAAGCGAGATGTTTAATATAAACGATATTTATGACAGTATAAACAAACAATAATGTATATAGTATTAATGCAATTTATCCCTGAAAATGATCAAATCTGGGTAGCCAAACTAAACCCAAACGACCCAGAATATATCTATCCTACTGAACAAGAAGCAATAGATAAAGCAGCTGAATTACAAGCAGCTGACCCAACAGGTAGGCAGTATAGAGCAAACCCTGTTAATAGTGGGGCTTAAAATATTTAAAGTAAGTTATGATACAAAGTTATAGTTTTTGGAGTGAATGGGATATTAATGAACAAAAAATATGTTATGGTACTTATCAAGACATTAATGAGCCTTTAATAGTATGCTTGAAAGAATACATGTCTGATGTAGTATTGTGGTCACGTGATTATGATGTTTTTCCTAAAGATGTTGCTTTTTGGATGATCCCTATATCTAAAAATGTATACAACTATGAAACTGATCCTTATTTTTCCGGAGTAAAAATCTGTATTTATAAAAAATTAGATGAAAAGAAAATATATGAGTATCCTTACTTTACTAAGTTTGTAGATTTACCTCGAGTTTCATTAAGCAATACTATTCCTTATCATTATAATTATAGTGAGTTTTTTATTGAAAATAAGTATAAAAGGTTTTTTAAAGATAAAAAATTTAAAAATGTTATAGATGTAGGAGCAAATATAGGAATATTTACTGAGTATTTGCTATATCATGATATTACTAATCAAATAACTTCAATAGAGTGTGATAGCAAAGCACTAAATGACCTAAATAAAAACTTCAAAAAAGACCCTAGAGTCAATATTATTGCTAAAGCACTTCACTATGAAGAAACATCACTTTCCTTCTACCAATCAGAAAACAACCCAGTAATTAGTAGTACTATTCATCCTGATAGACTTAAAAACCATAATGTTGGCATTAAAGGAGATAAAGAAGTAAAAGTAGAAACTATTACCATAGAAGATTTATTATCAATTTACGGTTTTATAGATTTATTAAAGATAGATATTGAAGGGGGAGAATATGATGTTATAGAAAATACTGATTCTAAATGGTTTTCTTATATTAATAATGTTTTTATAGAATGTCATTTTTTTGAAGAAAACTATAAAGAAAAATACAATAATATTTTAACTAAATTAAAATCTGTTGGTTACAACATAGAGGAATATGAAGAAAATCAAAGTACTACTTACTTAGGAGGTAGTGAAATTATATTTGGATCTAAAAAATAAAAAACATATATTTAATATATTATGAAAGTACTATTTCTAGCCCCTCATCTATCCACAGGAGGAATGCCTCAATACCTTTACAAACAAATGGAAGTTTTAAGTGAAAGTTGTGAAGTATGGTGTATTGAATGGGATAATATTACCGGAGGTGTTTTAGTTGTTCAACGTAACCGAGTAGCTAACCTATTAGGAGATAAATTAATTACCCTAGGAGAACCCAAAGAAAAACTATTTGAATACATTGAAAAAATAAATCCAGATGTTATTCATCTTCAGGAAATTCCTGAAATGTTTATGTCATACGATTTAGCTGTAAAATTATATAATCCAAATAGAAAATATAAGATAGTTGAAACTTCTCATGATTCTAGTTTTGATATTTCAAATAAAAAACATTTTCCTGACCATTTTGCAATGGTTAGTCAATATCAAATTGAAGCCTATAAATCATTAGATATACCTTGTGAATTAGTAGAATACCCAATTGAGTATAAAACAAGAACAAAATCTAGAGAAGAATTATTAGCTGAATTAGGATTAGATCCTAATAAAAAACATGTTATTAATGTTGGTTTATTTACCTCTAGAAAAAACCAAGCTGAAGTTGTTGAATATGCTAGGCAAATGCAAGATTATCCTATTCAATTCCACTTTATTGGTAATCAAGCAGATAATTTTAAATATTATTGGGAACCCATAATGAAGGATTTTCCTTCTAATTGTAAATGGTGGGGAGAAAGAAGCGATGTAGATACATTCTATCAAATGGCTGATTTGTTCTTATTTACCTCTAGGGGGCATATCAATGACAAAGAAACAATGCCATTAGTGATTAGAGAAGCTATTAGCTGGAAAGTTCCTTCCTTAATATACAATTTAGACGTATATTTAAATTACTTTAACAAATATGATAATATTGAATATCTAGATTTTAATAATAAATTAAAAAATATAGAAAAAATCTTAACAAAACTAAATATAACAGGTAATCAAGTCAACAATTATTTTGATATACAATATGAAGGAGCAAGCAATAAATTTGCTATAACCTACAAAAAGAATGAGCCAGCAAAATATAAAATTTCTATAAAAGATAAAGATTCTAATGCTCCTATATATTGGTTTTCAACTGAATTTAATAATGAAGGAGATCATTGGTGGATAATACCAACACCTCTTCATATTTACAACTTTGCACAGAATCCTGATTTTGGTTCTTTCTTAGTAGAATTCTATGATGAAAACAATAATTTTTTGTTTGATAAAACAATATTTTTAAAAGAAATTAAAAAACAAAAATTAAAATTAAATCTAAAAAGTCCATTTGATTGTTTGTTTACTAACTATAATGAAATGTTTATAGATAATAAATATGATTGTTATGAGTTAGATAAAATGGAAACCGTTTTTGATATTGGGGCTAATTGTGGATTATTTTCACTTTTAGCAATTGAAAAAGGAGCAAAAAAAGTATATGCATTTGAACCAAATCAAGAATCTTTAGTTAATTTAAATCAAATAGCAAAAGGATTAAATATAGAAGTAATAGATAAAGCAGTTTATACTACAGATGAAGACCTAACATTCTATATTGATCCAAACAACACCACAATTGGAAGTATTTCAGAAGATCATATAATAAATGGTGGAAGTAAGGTAGAAAAAATAACAGTACCCGCAATATCTCTTAAAACTTTTATAGAACAAAACAATATAGAAAAAATATCATTGTTAAAAATGGATATTGAAGGTGCCGAGTATGATATTATAGAAAATCTTGAAGATGAAGTTTTTGAAAAAATAGATAACTTTCTTATAGAATACCATGATAATGAAGGTGAAAAAGTAGAAAAACTAATTCAAACATTAGTTAAAAAGGGATTTGATATTGATCAAATTAGAAATCAAAACTCCAAAAATAATGATGATATATTAGAATCATACAAATCTTCCCCTCTTGGAACCATATTTGCTAAGAAATCCCCAGAAGAAAAATTATTAACTGTAATTATACCTACATATAATCATGAAAAATATATTGAACAGTGTGTTGATAGTGCTTTGATGCAAAAAACATTGTTTAATTTTAATATTTTAATATCTGATGATCGCTCAACAGATAATACATGGAATATTGTGCAAAAATATAAAGATATTCCAAATGTAATTGTTAAACAAAATGAAGTAAATTTAGGTCCAACCCCTAAAAGACTTCATGCTGTTTTAAAAGAATCCAAATCGGAATATATTACTTTATTAGATGGAGATGATTATTATGTTGATGAAAATAAATTACAAAAACAGGTAAATTTTCTAAAAAACAATAAAGAATACTCTATTTACAGTGTTGGATACTACCAGAAAGAACTTGATGATTCTAACTTTATGAATATCAATTACTATGGTGTAAAAGAAGAAGTTATTTTAAGAGATAACATGGAGGCTAATTATGTTTCTTTTGGCTTTATGTTTAGAAATAGTCTTATTAGAGATATGGAATTTCCTGATTGGTATTTCCATGAAGATCTTTTTGATGGATACTGGGCTTTAAATAATATACTTTTAGAAAAAGGAAAAGGAAGAAATGATAAGTGGGTAGGTGGAGTTTATAGAATAACACCAAATGGAGCTTTTGGAGAAAAAAGTAAAGAATGGAAAGATGAAGTATCTGAAAAACAAAGTCGAATAATTAAATCTGCTTTTCCTAATGTAAATAAAGACTTTTTAGTAAATGAATCTAATTTGAATTTACAAGATGTATATGATAAACATTTTTCAGTACAATATAAAGAAGTTCCCTATCTAAAAAGCCCTATGGATTATGTACTTCACCAAATGATAATTATGTCTCTAAAACCAGATTTAATTATAGAAATTGGGACCTATAGAGGTGGTGGTGCTTTATATTATGCTGATTTATTGTATTTGTTAGGAAAAGGAGAAGTACATACTATAAATGTAGGAAATGAAATAGTAGATCAAAAGGTATTTAATCATGGTCAAATAAGATTTTTCTATGATGGTTTTGAAAACTATGATTTAAATCTTACTAAGGGATTTGAAAAAATACTAGTTATAGATGATGCATCCCATAGCTATGTAGACACACTGAGATCTCTGAATAAGTTTAGTAAAGTTGTATCTAAAGATTCTTACTTTATTGTTGAAAAAGGAGTAGTTGATTTTGTTAAAACCTCAGTCAATTACAACGGTGGACCACGTAGAGCTATTGATGAGTTTTTACAAACTAATTCTAATTTTGTTATAGATAGAAACTGGTGTGACTACTTTGGTACTAATGCTACTTTCAATTCAGATGGATATTTAAAAAGAATTAATTAATGGATAATTTTATAATTCATCTTCATCTTTATATTACTAATAAGGAAGCAGAATTAACAGCCTTTATTAATATTAAAAATCTTAAAGAACATGGATTTAAAATATTAATAACGTCACCCTTTAATTTGCCTGATTATTTTTATCCACATATAGATTATTTTTTATTAGATAGAGAAAATCAAATATTTAAAGAAAAATATAAGGATATTGAACCTATTATTTGGTGGAATCAAATAGATCCTAATATGACTTTTAATTTTCTTATAGATGGATTTCAAACCCATGGATTAGCTGTTTTAAGATCTATGATAAAAGGATCAAGTATAGCTAAAGCATTAGGATATGAGTATATTATTCGATTTGAATATGATGATCTTTTTGGGAAATATTCTTTAAATAAAATAAGTGAAATTTGTAGTTTTGTAAAAGATAGTGATTTAAATTTTTATTTATTTAAAAATCACTATAATGATTCTAAAAAAGATGTATCTACTCATTTAATGTTTTATAAAAGTCAAAAATTTTTAGATATATTTGAACCTATAAAAGATGAAAATGATTATATTTCCTTTTTAGAAAAAATGGAAATACCCAAAAAATCCTTAATATTGGAAGAATTCATTTATAGAGCAATAGATTTATTTGGAGAAAAGATCCATTATGAAAATGGATTTGCAATGAAAACAGAATTTTATGACACTCAATTCAATACCCATCAAGCCCCTTTAGGAGTAACCAAGGGAGTCCTCTCAGATGTTATGAGAATAAAACGAAATTCTATATATGATCCTTATAAGCTTTGTCTTGTTTGTAGAAATGTAGATTCACAAACTCCAATTTGTATTTACTTTGATGTATTTGATCATGATCAAAACTTATTATACACAATGTCTTTTCAATTAGATTGTATAAATGAATGGAAATTAGATTATGTTCATGAAGTTAAAAATGTAGGCTCTATTAAAATAAGACACGGAGATGATCCACATCATAAAACTTTTTTGGTTTTAAATAATGAAGATGGAGTTACTATTAGAAATGCTGACCTAGATGGAGCTTTACCTGAAATTACTTTCAAAATATGAAATTTACTATAGTTACTAGTTTTTATAATGGTTCTCATTTTATTTCTAGATTATATGAGAGAATAAAAGCCCAAACTTATACAAATTGGGAATGGATAGTTACTGATGATTTTTCCTCAGATGCAGAAGACGCTAAAGAAATTCTATCATATATTTCTAGTAGAGATAGAAAAATAAAATATGTAGAGCAATCTTCTAAAAAAGAAATGTTTTATAACCCTCAAAATTTTTGTAAAGAGGCAGAAATAATTATACAAATGGATCAAGATGATTATCCTCTACCTAAAGCATTAGAAGTATATCATCATTTCTTTACTAAATTTCCTGATACTATAGTAATTACTGGAGCCGGAAATTCATTTAGAGAAGATGGAAACTGGATGAATTTTCATAATCCTGATTTTGTAGATCAAAAAAATATGACCTGTGGTTATTTAACCTATTTAAGAGCTTGGAGAAATAACCCTAATATTAATTATGATTTTAATCCAAACGATTGGATGAAATATTACTATAATGACTTATCTATACTATGCACCCTAGAAGAACAAGGCAAAATACTCCATCTCCCTAGAAACTTATATTATTATAATTATAGAGAAAATTCTATATCTCATACATTTTATGCTAATGAAGCTGTAGAAGAAGGACAGGAATTAATAAGAAAAGTTAATGCTAGACGTATTAATAAAGATGTAGATACGTTTAATAGATATTTTGAACCTATACATAAAGAATCATTATGTTTGATGGATCATAACTTAAATGATGTTAAAGTTCAACAAAAAATAGTTTATTTAGACAAACAATTAGATTTTAAGAAACATTCATTACTTAAAGAATTATTTTTTGATCATGATTTAAACATAAATAAAATAGATGGAAATGAAGATGCTTTGATTTGCGTATTAAGGGATAAATCTGATTTAGATTATTTTTTTGATATAGATAATAAATATAATATAAAAAACAGCCAACTAGTTATTTGGAATCAAGCCAAAAATCCTTATACTAATATTTTACTAGATAAAGTGTCTCAAAAATACCAATTCTGCTACTCAGCAGCTTATCAATTAATTATCAACTTAATAAAATGAAAATAATTAATGTCACGCCGGGCTTATTACCAATCCCCCCTAATGGTTGGGGTGCAGTAGAAAAAATTATATGGGAAACACATAATGCTTTATTAGAATTAGGGTATAATTCTCAAATTTTATATTTGGACGAAGTAAAAGATTATGATGTAGTTCATATCCATGTTGCTAATCTAGCTAATTTAGCACATGAGCGTGGTATTCCTTATTATTTCACTATGCATGACCATCATGCCTACCTATACGGAAAAGATTCTCAAGTATATAAAGAAAATCTACAAGCAATAAAAAATGCTAAAAAAGCATTTGTACCTGCTAAATTTTTAATTGATTATTTTGAAGGAATACCTGAATATTTTTCCCATGGAGTAAATACAGACTATTTCACCCCAGGGGAATTTAAAGAACATAAATTATTGTGTGTAGCAAATAATGGTTTTATTCATGATCAAGCTGAAGATAGAAAAGGTTTTGGGTATGCTATTGAAGCAGCAAAACAATTAAATTTGCCTATTACAATAGCAGGTCCTATTAATAATAAAAAGTATTTTGATACTTTTCCTCCTGATTATGATAAACTTACTATTCTTTATGATCTTAATGAGGAACAACTAAGAAAATTATATCAAGAACATAGTGTATTTATTCATGCTTCTATATTAGAAGCAGGTCATCCTAATTTAACATTGTTAGAAGCATTAGCTTCTGGTTTACCTATAATAGGAACATATGAAAACAAAGATGGATTAGATGGAATGGTTATAGTAGAAAGAGATGTAGATCAAATAGTAAAAGCTTTCAATAAAATTACTGCTAGACAACTAAAGTATGACTTATATTCATTTAAGGCAAGGCAACAGGCATTACATTTATCTTGGAAAAACAGAACAAAAGATTTATTAAAAAAATATGAGACAAATATGAAAGATCAATTAATATCTATTTATAAATCAACAAAAAAGTTAGGGATACCTTCAAAAGTAAACGTTCCTAAATTTAATATTAATTTTATTAATGGTCCGTTTGCTGAAATATTAGATTCACCTTATAAAAAACATAAAGTAAGTTTTATTAATAAAAAATCTAATGTAGTAGAATATTCTCAAGAAATAAGTACTAATTGTTGGGTTAGAACAAGCAAACAATATTATATAGATTGGAAAATAAAAATAGAAGATGAGAATGGTAATTTAATATATCAACATGATTTAGATCTTAAAGACAAAAGAGTATATATTGCTTTAGATTCTAAATCATTAGGTGATACCTTAGCTTGGTTTCCTTATGTTGATGAATTTAGAAAAAAACATAACTGCAAAGTTATATGCTCTACATTCCATAACTATTTCTTCCAATCACAATACCCAGAAATTGAATTTGTTAAACCTGGAGATACTGTTTATAACTTATATGCAATGTATGTTATAGGGTGGTTTTATAATAGTGATAATGTTGTTGATTTTAATAAAAATCCCTTTGATATTAAACAACAAAATCTTCAAAAAACAGCATCTGACATTTTAGGATTAGATTTTGTAGAAGTAAAACCAAAGTTAAAAAAACCATTAGTTGTAAAGAAAAAACAAGTTGCAATTGCTATACATAGTACAGCACAAGCAAAATATTGGAATAATCCTACTGGATGGCAGGAAATAGTTGATTGGTGTAATGAACAAGGATATGAAGTTGTACTATTATCTAAAGAAGAAGATGGTTATATGGGTAATAGAAATCCAACCGGAATTAAATACCCTGATTCTTTTGATATGGAAACAACTGTAAAAACACTTAATGAATCAGAAGTATTTATAGGTATAAGTAGTGGATTAAGTTGGTTATCATGGGCTACCGATACCCCTACTGTGGTTATTTCTGGATTTACTGAAGAATATACCGAACCTGATAGCTGCTATCATATTAGCGCCCCAGAAGGTAAATGTAGAGGATGCTTTAATTCCCATAGACTAGACGCTGGTGATTGGAACTGGTGCCCAGTACATAAAGGAACACAACGTCAATTTGAATGCTCTAAAGAAATATCTGCAGATAGAGTAATAGAAACTTTAAAAACAATATTAAAATAATTTGGTTGTCTTCTAAATTTATTATATATTTATATACGAAACAAAAAACAAATTTATGGTATTACTTATTATTGCAATTATTGTAGCTGGTGTTGTAGCTGCAGTTGTTTTAAACAGCAAAAAACAGTCAACTGAAACCCAGGCAAGTTCAGCTCCTGAACAACCAACTCCTGTTGTTGAAAAGGTTGAAGAAGCAGTTAAAGAAGTAGCTGCTGAGGTTAAAAAACCAAAAAAAGAAATTACTAAAAAACCTGTTGCTACTCCTAAACAGTCTGTTTCTAAAAAACCTTCAAAAAAGAATAAATAATGAGTGAAGAATCTAAATTTATTTCTGAAGAAGAATTGCTTCAAATTAAATCTTTTAAAGCTCAAAAAGATAATATTGCTTTTTCTCTAGGTAAAAATCGCCTTGAAAAAGAAACACTACTTGCTTCTTTCAGAAATGTTGCTACTCAAGAGCAAGAATATTATAATAAACTCTCTATTAAATATGGAGATGGTAGTCTTGACCTAAATACAGGGGAAATTATTCCTTTCAATAATAATGAACAAAATAACTGAAATATTTAGTTCATGGGTTGCCGCTGCTGATCCAACACCTGAACAACAAGCAGTAGCCGAATATCGTGCTGCTGTTTGTGATTCATGTGAGAAAAAAAAATATATTACTGCTATTAATTCATTTATTTGTGGTGCCTGTGGTTGTCCTTTAAGTAAAAAAGTATTTAGCCCAAGACCCGGACCTCAGGCTTGCCCATTAGCTAAATGGGAAAAATGATTAAGTTATGTCACAATTAACACAAGAAGAATTACAATCAATTAAAGAACTCCAATCTAAGTATAACCAAACATTATTTGAAATTGGTGTAGCTGAAGCGCAGCGTTTAGCATTGGTAGAGCAAGTTGAAAAACTTGAAAATAATAAGAAGACATTATTAGGTGACCTTTCCACAATTGAACAAAAAGAAAACGACCTAATCAAATCACTCCAAGATAAATACGGAACCGGGTCTATCAATTCAGAAACGGGAGAAATCACACCTATTCAACAGTAATCTGCGTTTTATAGCGGTTTTTGGATATTTATTATTAGGTCAATCCTATTAAAATTTTCAAAAACAATTATACAAAATGGCAGAAAAAATCTTATCTCCTGGCGTATTCCAAAATGAATCAGATCAATCATTGGTTCAAAGAGGTATACAAGGTACGGCAACCGCTATTGTTGGTCCAACAGTAATGGGTCAACCATTTATTCCTACCTATGTAACTTCTTATAGCGAATATGTATCCAAATTCGGAGAAACATTCAAAAGTGGTAGTTATTATTACGAATACCTTACATCATTAGCTGCTAAGGATTTCTTTCAAAATGGTGGTCAAACATTACTTGTAACTAGAATTATTAGTGGAACCTCCAATCTTAGTACCTATGCAAGTTCTTCAGTAGCTGATATTAATGATGATACAGTTGATAATTCATTTGAACTTGAAACTTTAGCATGGGGTAACCAAATGAATAATAGTAGCGGTACTGAAGTTAGTGGTGCTTTGCCAAACGGTAGTGCAACCAATGTTCGCTGGGAAGTTACAACTGTAAATACAGGAAGTGGTACATTTACTTTAACAGTTCGTGCTGGTAATGATAATAATGCTCAAAAGAATTATTTAGAAACTTGGGCTAATTTATCATTAGATCCAATGTTACCTAATTATATTTCTCGTGTAATTGGTGATTTAAAACCTGTATATGATGCTACAAATAATATCATCAACTATAATGGTTCTTATGCTAATGCTTCTCAATATGTTCGTGTTAAATCTGTATCCAAACCACACATAGATTCAATTGATAATAATGGTAGCTTCAAATCAACTCAATATAGTGGTAGCTTACCAGCTGTAGGAAGTGGTTCATTTGGTGGTGGGGCTGCAGCAACAGCTAACCAGCAATTAATGAATGAAAATATCACAACAACTAATATTCAAGGATTTGCTCCTGCTGATTATGTTACTGCATTTGGTATTTTAACCAATAAGGATGAATATAAATTTAATGTATTAATTGCTCCTGGTGTTGGTTTAGATTGTAGCGCTGCTTCACAATTAATTTCAACAGCTGAAGGTCGTGGTGATTCAATTGCCATTGTAGGTGCAGGTATTTATGGTACTTCTATTTCATCTGCTGCTAACGCTGCTGCCGGACAATCAAGTAATTATGCAGCTTGTTACTATCCTTGGGTTCAATTATATAGCTCTGGTTTAGGTAAGGCTGTTTGGTCTCCTGCTCCTACAGTAATGGGTGGTGTATTTGCATTTAACGATCAAGTTGGTGCTGAATGGTTTGCACCTGCTGGTTTAAATCGCGGTGGTGTTCCTTCAGTATTACGTGCTGAAAGAAAATTATCTCAATCTGATCGCGATACATTATATGAAGCAAATGTTAACCCATTAGCTACATTCCCTGGAGAAGGTGTTGTAGTATTTGGCCAGAAAACATTGCAGAAAAAACAAACCGCTCTTGATCGTGTAAACGTTCGTCGTTTGTTGATTGCATTAAAAGACTATATCGGCCAAGTAGGTAACAACTTAGTATTTGAACAAAATACAAATGTTACTCGCAATCGCTTCTTAGCTCAAGTTAACCCATACCTTGAATCAGTAGTACAACGTCAAGGTTTATATGCTTACAAAGTAGTAATGGATGATTCCAATAATACTCCTGATGTAATCGATCGTAACCAACTAGTAGGTCAGATCTATATCCAACCAACTAAAACTGCTGAATTTATTATCTTGAACTTCAACGTACAACCAACTGGCGCTACATTCCCTGCATAGGGGATGTAGTTGCTAATATTTATTAATAGCAATAAAATAAACATAAAATGGCAGTATTAGACGCTAACGAAATAATGTTCACAGCCTTTGAACCTAAAGTTCAGAATCGTTTTATCATGTATATTGATGGTATTCCGTCGTACTTGATTAAAAAGGCTTCTGCTCCTGGATTCGAAGCTGGTGAGATTATTTTAGACCACATTAACGTTTACCGTAAAGTAAAAGGTAAAGTTAAATGGAATGACATGACTTTAGAATTATACGACCCTGTAACCCCATCTGGTGCACAAGCAGTAATGGAATGGGCTCGTTTAGCACACGAATCAGTAACTGGCCGCGATGGTTACTCTGATTTTTATAAAAAAGACATCACATTAGACATTTTAGGCCCAGTAGGTGACGTAGTAGGTGAGTGGATTGTTAAAGGTGCTTATTGTAAAACAGCCACATTCGGAGATTACGATTGGAGTGCTGATGCAGCAATTAGTTTATCTGTAACATTAGCAATGGATTACTGTGTACTCAACTTCTAAAAGATCCTTCATATTTTTTTCTTTTGGTGTCTGCTTTTGCAGACACCTTTTTTCTGCATATATTTATATATACACAAATAAAATAGTTTATGGCCGAATTAAAAATCCCAACAGAAACAGTTACATTACCCTCAAAAGGTTTATTGTACCCCGAGACCTCACCACTTGCTAAAGGTGAAATTGAAATGAAGTATATGACAGCTAAGGAAGAAGATATCCTTACTAATGCCAATTATATTAAAAATGGCATAGTAATCGATAAATTACTTCAGGCATTAATTGTTACACCAATTGATTATAATGAATTATTAATTGGAGATAAAAATGCAATTTTGATTGCTGCCCGTATCTTAGGCTATGGCAAAGAATATGCCTTTAAATACACCAATTCAGATGGTCAAGAAGTAGAAGCAACTGTTGATTTGTCTAAACTAGAAGACAAAGTAATAGACGAAAAATTATTTAAGCGTGGCTCAAATGATTTTATCTTTACCCTACCCCATTCAGGTAATACAATTACTTTTAAGTTATTGACACATGGCGATGAACAAAAAATTGAAGCTGAAATTAAAGGATTAAAAAAAGTAAATCCAAATATAACAACTGATGTTACCACTCGACTAAAACATATGATCACCTCAGTTGAAGGAAAACGTGACCAAAAAGATGTTCGTGATTTTGTTGATAATTACCTTATTGCAAAAGACGCAAGAGCACTTCGTGAATATTACAACAAAATCTCCCCAGACATTGAAATGAAATTTATACCTGAAGATGAAAATTATACAGGGGAGGGTATAACAATTCCTATTTCTCTTAACTTTTTTTGGCCTGACGCCGGAATATAGATTATATGTATTTTCTCAAATTCATGACATAGTATTTCACGGTAAAGGTGGATATGATTGGGATACTATATACAACATGCCTATCTGGCTTCGTCGTTTTACATTTGAAAAAATTAAAGAACATTATGAAAAAGAACGCGGAGAAGCAGAAAAGCAACAAAACCTGATGAATAATAAAAGTAAAAGTAACATATCACGTCCTAACATATCACCACCCCAAAATCCAACATATACAGCTAAGGCGCCTAAGAAATAGGCGCCTTCAATATTTATATGATGTAATACCAAAACATGGCTACTTCAGAAGAATCAAAAAAACAGATAGAAACTTTTCAAAATGAACTTGCCAAGATCCAGCAAAAAATAATAGATGTTGGTGGATCTTTAGGTGACAATTTGGTAGGAAAGCTTACTGACTCTGTTATTGCTGCTAGAAAATTTTCTGAACCTTTAAAAGAAGCAGCAAGTATATCAGCACAATTAAATAAATTATCTGATGCAAATGAAGCACTTATAATTAAAAGAAAAGTTGCTGAAGATAATTATGTTAAAGCTTTACAAAGTGGAAATGATATAGCAATAGAAGCAGCAGAAACCAAATTCAAACAATTATCAGCTGAATTAGGAATAAAGCAGCGCCTTGAGGATCAATTAAGATTTTTACAAGGTATAGCTGAAAAAGAAAGAGAGATAACAAAAGAAAGAGAAAAACAAAAGAATTTAACTGAACAAACTAAAAAATTACTTCAAGAAAAATTTAAACCACTTGCTGAATTATTTACAGTTGCTGGTATTTTAAAAACAATAGTGGATGGTGGAAACCAATTTGATAAAACTTCTGTAAGTATAAGTAAAAATATAGGTTATGGTGCTAGTGAGGCTAATAGAATGGCTAGAGGAATGCAACTTACTAGTGTGTTCTCTAACGCTACTAACCTCACAATGAAAAATATGACTGAGGCTATGGGGCAATTGAATGAAGCTACTGGATTTGTAGCTGAATATTCAAAAGACACCCTAGAAACTCAGATAATGTTAACCAAACAATTTGGTCTAACAGGAGAAGAAGCTGCAGGTATATATAAATTATCAGTACTAACTGGAAAATCATCAGAAAAGGTTAATGATGAAATGGTTGGTGCTTTTGTTGCTGCTAGAAATGCTGCTAAAGTAGGAGTACCATTCAAAACAGTAATAGCTGAAGCATCTAAATTATCAGGTCAATTAAAAGCTAATTTAGGGGCTAATCCTGAAACTATTGTTAAATCAATAGTGCAAGCTAAAGCATTAGGTACTACTCTTGAACAAACAGCGTCTCAAGGTGAAAAACTTCTTGATTTTAGTTCATCTATTGAAAGTGAATTAAAAGCAGAATTATTAACTGGTAAGCAATTAAATTTAGAAAGAGCTAGAGCTGCTGCTCTAGCCGGTGACCAGGTTGCATTAGCTGAAGAATTAAATAAAAATATTGGATCATATGAAGACTTCACTAAAATGAATGTTCTTCAACAAAAAGCCTTAGCTGAATCTGTTGGATTAACTACAGATCAATTAGCTAATCAATTAGAAAAACAAAAACTAGCTAAAGAATCTGGTAAGTCATTAGCCCAAATTACTAAAGAAGAAGCACTTCAAGCTGAAAAAAGAAAAGAAATACAACAAAAATTTAATGATATAGTTGAAAAACTACAAAATCTAATAGGTACTATAGGTGCTTTATTTGCACCTATAATACAAGGAATAACCTGGCTTGCCGATCATGCTTTTGTTCTATACACAATCTTAGGACTAATTGCACTAACTAGGCTCCCAGCAATGGCTAAAAGTTTTAAAGGAATAGGAGATAGTGTTAAAGATACAGCACTCAATGCTAAAAAATTATTTAGTAAAGAAGGAAGAGCAGAATTATTTGGTGGAGCTGCTGCTGGTGGAGATAAAGTAAAAGAAACAGCAGAAAAAACAGCAGATGCTAGTGGGAAAGCAGGAGCTGGAGGACCAAAAGCAGGTGAAGGAATTAAAAATACACTTAAAGGAATATCATCAGGGATTAGTTCATTTTCAAAAGTTAAAGCTTCTGATATTGCTAAAGTAATAGGTGCTTCTGTTGCTTTAGTATTACTTACTCCTGCTGTGCCTGCTTTATTAGCATTACAATTTGTAAATGGTAAATTAATTAAACTTGCTTTAACAGGATTAGGAGAAGGATTAGCTGCTTTGGGAGGTGCTTTAAAAGATCCAAGAATTATGCTTGGATTAGGTGTATTTACTGTAGCAATGATAGGATTAGGATATGCTTTAAACCTAGCAGCACCTGCAATAGAAGCATTTGGTAAAGCAATAAAATCTGCATTTGAAGGAATAGGAGCAATTATTACAGCTGCTGCTGCTGGTATATCTACTATATTTAATTCATTACAAAATGTAGATGCTTCTAAACTACTAGCCATAGGTCCAGCATTAATAGGAATAGGAGTAGGATTAGCATCACTTGGTGCTGGTAGTGTAATAAATGCTATTGGTACTTTTTTAGGTGGTGATCCAATTAAAAAAATAGAACGATTAGCAGCATCGGGAGATGGATTACAAAAAACAGCAACGGCTCTCCAAGCATTAGCTGGAGCTTTAGCAGGAATATCATCAGCATTAAGTGCAATAGACACATCCAAGTTAGAAGCCCTAAATAAATTTTCAGTTACTCAATCTTCTAATTCTGTAGTTAGTGGAATTACAGATTTTATTACATCTCCTATTAAAGCAATAGGTGAAGCAATAGGAGGAAAAAATGAAAATATAAATACTGGAATTGATCTTACCCCAATGATTAATGCTATTAATGAGGTTAAAAAATCTATTGATAACTTGTATAATAAAGATACAGCAATTAACATGGATGGTAAGAAAGTAGGTACTACATTAGTACAAGGTTCATATAGAACAGCATAATTAAATATTTATTCGTATAAAACAAATAAACCATGGGATTATTAAACAAATTAAAAGACAGTATTCTTGGATTGGGTGGTGTAAAACCACAACAATTTGGTGTGAATCCAATTCCACCTAATTCATTGCATGAATTATATTCTGTCGATGGAAATCCAAATGTTAACTGGCGTTTAATTAAGGGTAATTTACCTAACAAGCCACAACCATCTACTTTAGATGAATTGGATTCTAAAGCTCCAAATCTAAAACCAAACGGAGTTGTATCACAAGTATACAAATCTAAATCTGGTCGTAGATACAAAGATTTGGGACCAGCAGAAGGACGCTACTAATATAATATAAATGCCCCTACTTGATTTAAAAACCGACTTAAAATCACTTAAGTACGGAAACGATCGACCAGGAGGAGGTGACAGCGGCCAACCATACCAACAAGTCGATATCAATAAAGTTGATAGTGGCTTTAACCGTTTTCGAATGACTAAATTCGACGATGGTTTAGTTAGAGGTGGTGTTGTAGGTGCTGCTAATGCTTCAATTGTTGATACTTTCCGTATAGGGAAATTTCTTAAGGACTTTCCAAAAGGTCCTTTATTTATTGTTAAACAAATTGGTTTACAATTATCTAATCCTCAATTAGAAACTAAAAAATTATCAACAAATAATCCTACTAAAGGTGGTGGGTTATTAAGAAATGTTGGTAATTTTGTTTTAAATACAGCAAATAAAATAGTTAATGCTGTAGGTCCTACTCGTATCTACAATTTAGGTATCAATACATTAGCACAAGTTCCTGTTAATGCTTTTGGTGTTCATTTTAATAGACATGGTTTATTACCTATTCAAGATGAACAAACTAAATATCTAGCTGTTGCTCAAAACAATAATAACGAAGAAAATAATAGATTAACTGGATTAAGAAATAGATTTGGTTTAGGTGCTAATTATGATCTTAATAAAGGCAACATTAAATTAAGAAGAAAAGAACAAAGAACTTTAGGAGTAATAGCTACTACTTTTGCTGGTGGCGTTCCATTTGCAAATTCTGTTTATAACGATATTCAAAATAGCAGAATTGCTGACTATATAGGAGGACCTAATTCAATCTATGGCATCGGAAGAACACTAATCAAAAGAACCCCAGAACGTACTAATGATAATCTTAAAATAGATTATGCTAAAAATAGAAATTTTAATGGACAACACATTTCTGAAGTTAAAATAAGTAGTAGTTTTGATTTTGGAATATCTTTACTTACTAATTCTAATTTAGCTAGTAGTAGTTTTGATTTAGCTAAAGGTAATAATTTTAGTAGTTCTTTATTAAACTATGATATAAAAAATAATCGCCCTGGATTTGAAATAAAACTTCAGGATTTCCCAAAAATAGCCAGTTCAAGCTTAGGCCCTGATTTATCCTCATTAATTCCCGAATTAAATCTTAAAGAATTTAAAATCAACCCTCCATTAATGGTTCCCGAAGGGGGAGAAAGACTAATATCAGGATTTGGAGATGGAGTTGGACCTGATCGCCAAATTGAAATTGCTAGAATAAAAGATACTGTTAAACCTCCTAAAATTCAAATAGGAAATCCAATTCCATCATTATCTTCTAATGATAAACTTATAAGAAGAAGTATTATAACTTCTTACAACGAGAATAAAGAAGCTTTTAGATATAAATCAAAAGAAACAACAGATAATTTAACTAGAATATACAAAACTGAAAGTCTAGACGATCAAATTACAGCTAATGCTGTTCAAGTATCTGTATTAGATAGTAGAATTCAACCCTATATAAACATTGATTCAAATACGGATCATAGCAGTATAAGAGATATAACAGCTATTAAATATAATTCATCTATACCTTCCCAAAGAGCATATAGTGAACTTATTAATGCTATTAACAAAATCCCCTCTAAAGAACTATACAGCACCATAAACCCAGATACCCTCCAGCAACAAAATAAAACTAATAATTTATTATCTAGTGATGGAGTAACAACTCTTCGTAATCCTTCCTCAACAGGTTTTAATACAAACCCACAAAATGAAATTGTTTATTTTAATGGTATTCAAACAAATGGCCAATATGAAAAAGTAGTAATTAAAACTGGGGGTAGCTGGAATAAGGTATCTCGTGAGCAGAGAATAGGAAGTGGAAGACAGGATTCTATCAACTTAACCCCTATATTTGACGCAGGCGGGTATTGGGGAAATGATGAAATAGGAACTCATAATATAAGAGATTTAGTTAGATTTAGAATTCAAGCTATTGATGGAACTAGTCCAACAACAGGAAAATGGATGGTATTTAGAGCATATCTAACTGATTTATCTGATAGCAGTGATGCTACTTGGAATGAAGTAAAATATGCTGGTAGAGGAGATAAATTTTATATATATGATGGATTTAATCGTAAAATAACTATTAGTTTTAAAGTTGCTGCTTTATCAGAGGGTGAAATGCAATTTATCTATCAAAAATTAAACTTCTTAATGGGAAATGTAATGCCAGACTATACTGAAAGCGGATTGATGAGAGGCCCATTAGTAAGAATGTCAATAGGCAACTGGATAGATGGACAAACAGGTATAATAAATAATGTTGGTTTTAAAATACCACAAGATTCACCATGGGAAATAGCAATAGATGAACCAGAAGGAGGACCAAAAGTATTAATACTACCCCATATAGTTGAAGTATCATTAACCTTTACCCCTATCGGATCAGAAACAAGAGCAAATAATTTAATTGCTGCTAAATCACTTACTACATCTCATATTGCCCAAAATAATACAGGTGATATAGCAACTCAATATATATAATAATATGAATCGATACGACAATACACCTATATTAATAAAAGACTACAGACCTTATTATAAAGGAAGATTTTATCCAAATATTCCTTTGTCAGAATCTGATATATATGTTATTACTACTGTAGGTGATAGACTAGATTCATTAGCTTATAGCTATTATCAGGATGCTACTTTGTGGTGGATAATATCAATGGCAAACAACAATGTAACTTATGGTGCCTTATACCCTCAGCCTGGTACTCAATTAAGAATACCAACTGATTTAAATAATGTTTTGAATTTGTATAATCAATTCAATAAAGCAAGATAAATGTTATGTCTATATTTAAAGAAACGTTTAAGAAAGGAGTAGAAAACCAGCTAAAAGCAAGGCAAGAAGCTATAACTGAACGTACTCCTGATGCTATTCAATATTTTAATTCAAGAAATGCTTGGATTAGAATGACATCTGCTGTTGAAGTAGGTGGTAGTGGTGAATTGGCAAGAAATTACGTTTTACTAGGAGGAACATTATATAACGGTAAACTAAGATCCGGAGTTGGATCAGGTAATGAAGCATATAGCACTAAATCACCAGGAGGTGCAACTCATAGATTAGGTATTCGCCCAATGCCTGGTATAACATCTATTGATGTTAAATCAAAATCCGCTTATGGGTCCTTAAGAGAAGTTGAAGTCAAATTTCAAGCCTGGGACTTAAGACAACTTGAAGACCTAGAGCTACTCTATATGCGCCCTGGCTATTCAGTATTAGTAGAATGGGGATGGGCACCTTACCTAAACAATAGTAAAAAATTAGAAAGTAATATTAATTTTGTAGATAGTGTTTTAAATGGAGGACCAACTAAAGAAGAAATTTGGAAAGAAATATATAATAAGTCTGCCAACAATGGCAACTATGATGCAATTTATGGATTTATAAAAAATTATAGCTGGTCAGCTAGAGCAGATGGAGGATATGATTGCAGTACTACTCTAATTACAATGGGAGAAATTCTTGAATCTTTAAAAGTTAATTATGGCCCATACCAAACAAAACCCCCAGATAAAAGTTTATTTGGTGTTTTAGACGCTTCTTATTTTCAAAAAGATACTATTATTTCTAAAGCATACAATCAAAATATTATTGCAGGAATATGTAGTGAACTGTATGAAACAATAAAAAAACAAATTACTACTAATACTACTGAAGGTACATTTAATGGTTGGACCTTTTATAGGTTTAATGTAGACATAGCCGGCAAAGATCCAGGAAACACTATTGTAAGTGAAGGAGCTCAAATTTATATTACTTTAAAAGATTTTGTTAGTATTTTAAACAAATATGTTTTAATATCTGATACAAAAGCACAAAAACCCTTATTAGAACTTTCTGTATATTGTGGAGATCATAATGGAGGTACTACTACACCTCTTACTTGTTTAGGTGATATACAACAACTATCAACAGATCCTTCAATATGTTTAATTAAAAATATAAATTGGACTAGTCCAAGTAGTTATTTAGGCATAGAAGTTAGTACTGCTAATCTTGCAATTACAAAAAAGATAATGGAAACTTTAAGCCAAGACTATTGGTATAATGGTGATTTTACTAAACAACAATTAGGAGTTATAGGTAATATTTATGTAAATTTAGATTATATATATTCATTAGTAACAAATCCTAATGTGGCTGCACAAGATAAAAAGGAAAAAAATGATATCGCGTTGTTTGATTTTATCAAAACAATGATGTCTGGTATAAATGCTTCTATAGGGAGTGTTGCTACTTTTGAATTGTTTTTAGATCCTGTAGATTCTATAGCTAGAATAATAGATGTAAACTACACTGGTAATAGAGAAGAAGACTGGGCTAAAGCAGTTACTATAGAAATACAAAAACTGGGATCTGTAGTTAGATCATATAAACTAGAATCCCAAATATTTCCAGAACAATCTACTATGGTTGCTATCGGTGCTCAAGCACAAGGAGGAGCTTTAGGTGAAAATGTTAATACAATGGTTGATTTTAATCAAAATCTAATAGATAGAATTATACCTAAAAAAGATTCACCTCTTTCTTCATCCTCTTCTAAAACAGCAGCTGATACAGAAGCTGAAAATAAAGAAAAAGAAAAAATAAGAAAAGAAAATTTATCTATTTTAATTGATTATATAAGTAAAATTGATCCTGATTTTTGGGAAAGTAAAGGTGATTTTGATGCTGGTGAAGCTTCAAAATATTCTAATGCTTTAAAAGATCAAATTAATTACTATAGAAGTAATACAGAAGCAGATAATAAAAATAGAGCTATTATTCCTACTAAATTATCTATTGAAATGGATGGTATTGGAGGAATTATAATTGGAAATATTTTTAAAATCCCCGAAGAAATACTACCTAGAGGATACAAAGGAGGAGGAGCAGGCCCTTCTAAAATAGGATATGTTGTTACTGGCATTGGTCACTTGGTTCAAGGTAATGATTGGAAAACTAATATAGATGCTCAATTTATAATATTGGATCCACCTAAAAAAGGAATATCTACTGCTAATTCTAAAGCTATTAAGGCAGGTAATAGAGCCGCTCAAAGCCCAACAAAATCTGATAGACCATCTCCTAAAAATCCTAAAGATATAGAGAAAAAACCAGTAGACCGAACCCAACTCCCAGGCCCTCCATCAAAAGATATTCCACCAAATATTACAGTAGATAAAGTAATAGCAGCAATGCAAAGAAAAAACTATGTTATTTATGCTAATACTGCTTTTGGTAGAAATAAATTAAATTTAGTTGGAATTAGAGAAAAAAATAAAGCCTTCAATTCTCCAGTGTCAGATTTCTTTAATGATTATGTGGTAATGTTTTATTATGATAGTGCTGGAAGAAGACAAGAACGTATTGGGTTCCTTACAACTACACCTGGTCTTTTTTATGAATTAGAATACTATGGTAATGGCAACCCAGCTAAAAACTATAAGGGTACAAGAACAGTTGTAATGAAAGAAGGGCAATGGATTGATAAATTTTATAAAGGATTGCATAAATCAAAACCTGCTTTAGTTCAAATTACAAGTAAAGCTAAAGCTAAAGTTTTATTAGGACTTATAGATTATCATAAAGATGATAGTTTAAATGCTACATATAATGATGTAGCTATAATTAGTGGAGAGTTTGCTACTAATATTCACTCTTCTGGACAATATGGGCCTAATGATCCTAAAAAGAAAGTAGGTAGATGGTCTGGTGGTTGTCAAGTACTTAGATCATATGATGACTATTTATGGATGATGCAAGCAGCAAAAAACCAATTAGATAATACAGGTTATAAATTTTTTAATTATACTCTATTAAATATAGCTGATATAAAATGAAAATTCCTCTAAACATAATAACTACAGGGAAATATACTATAGGAAAAGAATTTATAAATACTATAGATAAAAAAGAATATCAAGGATATTATTATGAATTGAATGGTAAAACCTTTGCTGGGAAAGAATTTAATGAAAATGCTCCGGAACTTAAAAAAATAACAGATGTATCTTTTTACTTTGATAAAATAAATAAAACATATGCTTCTCTAACTAAAATCAATCCTACTAATATTATTGATCCTAAAAAAATTGTTAATAGAGTATTTGATTATGATGCACAAGAACAATATTATTATACCTATTATGCTAAAAAACTCAATTCTAATCCTATTTTAATTAGAGAAATAGATAAAGAAACATACTTGTCACTTCAAAATAATGCTAATTGGCAAGTTATAGCTTTAGTTACAAATGATGGAGATGGATTTATATTAGAAGATGAAATAGTTAGAGCAGAAACAATAATGCCTGGAATAGCAGACTGGTTAACTTCAACCCCAGGTATGGGGGGAATTTAATTTTTTAAGTCAAAGATTTTATCTTATATTTAATTTAAAGGTTATGAAATATGTTTTATGTTATAGAGAAATCATCTCAATTACCATTTAAATTTGAAGATTGTTTTATTAGGTTTATTCCTAAAAACGACAATTTCCATCCTGCACTTACTGATTTAAGTCTTATCTACATTAGACCACTTAATGATAAAAAAGGATACATACTGTGTCTAGACCACACTGAATCATTCAGTCTGGATAAAAATGAATTATTTGATTGGTTAGTAAATTATACTGATAGATTATGGGTAATAAATAAGAAGGAAGCAATGCATTGGTTTCCTTATCCTAATAAATTATTTGATGCTCATTTGCTTGAATTTATTGATTTGAGTAATGCATTAAGCAATAAGTGTATTGACTATTACTACAGACACCACATTAATTTACCTAATGTTAATTGCTTAATTCCAATTAGCAAACATTATGAAGAATGTGAAAAAGTATTTGCCGCTACATTACCTACAATTCAAAAATACACCCTAACTAACACACAATTCCAATTCCAGAACTTCAGAACAACTGAAGTGTTCCATCAAATTGAAAAACAGGGTATTAAAGTAGATAAAAACTGCTATATAAACCACTATCAAAATAAAATACAATATCCCGAATTTAATTTAAATAAGAGCAAATTATACACCCAATACAACTTATATAATACCACTACGCGTCCATCTAACACCTGTAATAGTATCAATTTTGCAGCATTGAATAAAGATAATGGTGAGCGTGAATGTTATAGACCAACAAATGATAAGTTCGTTGAAATTGACTTTCAGGGATATCATCCACGTTTGATTGGTGAAATGGTTAAATTTCCATTTCTTAATACTAGAAACACATATGAAACTCTAGCTACAATATTGAATGTTACTCCACAAGAAGCTAAAGAATTAACATTTAAACAGCTATATGGTGGTGTTTGGAGCGAATATCAAGATAAACCATTCTTTAAAGAAGTAGCTATGTATGTTGATGGTTTGTGGAATACATTTCAATATGGAGGGGTCGTCACTACTCAAAATAAAATATTTATACGTGACCAATTAGAGGATATAAACCCACAGAAATTATTTAATTATGTGGTTCAAAGCACTGAAACATCAACTAATGTTCAGTTACTTGAATTGGTACTAAATTATTTAAAAGATAAAAAAACTAAAATAGTATTGTATACCTATGATGCGTTTTTGTTTGATTATAGTAAAGAAGATGGTGAAATTTTTGAAACCATCAAAGAACTGCTGCAATACCCGATAAGCATCAAGCAAGGCAAATCATACCATGGTTTAATTAAAATATAAATATTTATGACAGACAATATATTTTTCGATTTGAACAAACTATTCTGCACATTTACTACA